TGTCTTAGGTTCACTAAAAAACCTACCCCCCTTCGAAGAATTGCAACTTCCACACAATGTTTGCAAATTCCAGTCGTCGTCAGTACCACCAGCCAAACGCGGCAGTATGTGATCAACCGAATTGCCGTCTGCACCGCATGCCTGGCATGTGTAACCGTCACGTTGAAGGATACGCTGACGAATCTTGCGCCACTTGCTTGTGCTTCCATTGTCCTTCAATGCACTGGACATCAGTAGTAATTCCTTTCCTGATGAAACGCCCATGCCTTGCATGGTGTTTGGTAACGGTTTGTTATGTATCGCAATGAAGCGTCTATCTGTCTGAATGGGTCTAAGTCACGATAGTGCTTCGATCTCATTTGCCCCAGTCCGAAGTGACTGCCATTGCGTGCAGTGTATGACCAACGAGATTCCTTTGTTATGATGTTGTTGAAGCACTGGAATTCCTTATAATCAAGAATTCTTGAATGTGCATAAAGTTTCAAATGGTTTATTGAATAAGCAGCTGAATGTGCTTTGTGTATCCCTGTTGTCGAAGTAACCGCCAAAATGGCAATACTCGTCCATAAACGCTTTCGTCGCTTCAGCGAACTAACCGCGGTGGCGGTTCGCTTCTCGCGAAGAAATCGTATCGCCTTTGTCAATGATTGAATAACTTTACGCATGGCGTTGGGCGTGTCCCACAACCTTTTTGCACCTGTGCATAACTTCTGTGGATAACTATTCATTGTGTCACCTGATCAAATACATGCTTGCCCAATGCTGGAAGTACGCAATTTCGAAGCACCTGGCGTTTGTTTGGCAGTTTGTAGCCGTCCAGGTTGTAACCGTGCAATTCTTGCAGTTGCGGTATTTGTGCAGCCCGTAAATTGTCTTTCTCAAACACCAGGTCAACAATGTCGAAGTTAGCCCAAAAGTAATGACGTTGCAAGTCTGCCGTCGGTGGCACAAATGGCGTGTAGTACGGTTTTACGTTTTCAACAACCCATTTGCCTTTGAAGTTGTATTGAAGGAAAACGATTTCCTGCCATAACTTCATGTCTGCGTAGATTGGTTGAACGCCCCTAAATCGCACCCCAATGTTTTGCCTGAAGCTGCTATGTGATTGACAAGGCGGTGACGACCAAATGAAATCAAATTCATTGAAATGGTCGATCAGGTATTGGTGCGCGTCGGCAACAATAACCGTGTCATTTGGGAAGTGATCTGCGTAAACCTTCGCAATGTCTGCGTCGTACTCAACGGCAGTAATTTCGTGATCGTCGCCCCACAATTTGCGATTGCCACCAATGCCAGCATAAAGGTTCAGAATCTTCACTGGTGACCCCACCCTTCGCCTTTGAAGGAAATGCCAAAAGTTGAGTACCTGCGACTCATGTTTGCCCCGCAGCAGATTGGTTGGTTCTCGTCATGGATTGACTTATCCACTTCAACACGGATTTTGCACACTGTGCATTCAAATTCATAGATTGGCACTGGAATCCCCTATCTGTGCAACCCCCATGACTTCGCACTTGGTGCATTGAATCACTTCCACACCTTTGGGAAGGTTGTCCGTAATCTTGTGAATCAGCTGCACCGTAATCTTCTTGCAAATTCTGCATTCAAATTGCACTTTGTCCATAATTGCTTCTCCGTAAGTTTTCGATCGGCTGTAGGTTGATTTGCGTGACCCACCAATTGGGTTGCTTACTGTGTCGATACCGTGGTTTTTGTGCCATTGCAATGGGAATCCAACCAGCAATGAAATAGTGCGGTGCTTGACCTGTAACCAAAACGGCAATGTCAGTTGGTCGATCGTATTCGTGAACGATCAATTGCCCGGCAACGTACTTTGTCCAGCGCACCTCAATGGCATTTCCCACGTCGGCTTTGACTTTAAATTTGTTTTCATACGGGTCAAATGGAAGGTCGAAGTATTTTGCAACGACCCACTCACTGCCAATTGCCTCAGCAGATTCAACCAAGTATTCAAACGTTGCCAAATCTTTTTGGTAACGCTGCGGATTGTCCATACCTTTGGTCGATTCGGCGGTCAGTTTGATCGCAGCAAGCATGCAAACCATTTGCTCGTCATGGGTCAATTCCATTTTCACCTACAACCACCACACAACCAAGCAAGTTTTTCGCCTGCCTGCCCTATTTTGTAACCGAAGGCGTCTAGTTTTGTGATCTTCGCGCACCCGTCGCATTGTTCAACTTTGTATTCGGCAACGACTTCACCGTTTTTCAGTAGTTTGCAAACCATGGTCTGCGGGTTGATCAATTCAATGTAGTCACTCATTGGGCACGCCACATTCCGTTTGAACCAAACACATACCAATACGGCTGACACTGATCGTCGCCACGTTCAGGGCACATGTAACCGCCCCAATTCTTTTTCCCAGCCTTAACGTTGGCTTCGGATTGTTGCTTCCAAACGCGGTCGCCATGCTTACACGTTGGCAATTCTGTTGCTTCACTTGCCCCATGTGACGGTGTTCCCGCCATTTCCGCTTCAGCTGCGGTTGCGTAACTTGGAACGTCGCCAAATTTGGTATTCCAAACGTCATAATCTTGCGCAGGTGCTTTCCATTCGCCTTGATACGTTTTTTGTTGAACTGGCTTTGAAGCGGCGTTGCCGTCGTCGTCTTCAGGCGCAATTCCACATGCGGTCATTAACGAATAGCGTCGGGCGTAGGTCAATGCTGACCCAAATGCCTGCGGGCTATTTTGTGCGGCTGGGACGAAAATGCTGCCCGTTTCCATGTGTTCGCCTGATTCGTGCATGAACACCGTGCTGACAATGACGCCTTTGTCGCTTTGATCTGTGTGTTGAATCAATGCAATGCCATTGTCATGCAATGCGTCGATCACGGCTTCAATGCAAACGGCAAGGTCTGCATACTTTGACCCAAAATAAGGGTTGTCAGCCTTTTTCAATGCTGGTGCAAAATTGCGTTGTGCCTGGACAAATGCGGCTGCAATTGCACTCATTCTTTGACCGCCTTGATGTCTGAAGGTATTGCAATGATCGAAGGCTTAGCGTTTGCAATGTGGCGAACCATTGCCTTACGGCGTGCAATGCCTTCGCGCTTGCCTTCTTTGAAACCTTTGGCGTATCCGACGGCGGCTGCCATAACCATGAGAATGATAATTCCCACAAGGCGACCCAATGTTTGCGGGTCTAATAAATCAAGTACCATTTTGAATTCTCCCGATTCTAGGCGGTAGGACTACCACCTGAACTCAGGGTGACGTATGAACGCCGCGCGGTCAAGAACCTTGCATGGGTGTCGGCGTGTCGAATGGTTTTGGTTTGGATTTAAGCCCATTGCCAGCAAGTACGCCGCCCAATGAACCAGTCAAAAAAATTGCCAGGGTTTTCAATAGATCGATAAACGCCGCGTCATTGGGTGCTTGTGCCCCAATTGGTTGCGTCACGAAAATCAGCGCATAAGTGATACCAATTGTGACGATCAAAAAAACCATTGCCAGCGTTGTGCCAATTATCAAAATCAGCTGCGCGTGGACTTCTTCAGGGGTTTTGCGACGGGCTGGTTTGTTGTACGACTTCTCCAATGATGTCGTCAGTGCATGTTCCAGTAGGGACGCACTGCGGCTTCTTGCATTCCGCTTTTTCCCAGTTGTCGAATTCTTGGCATTCATAACGTGTCCACCCCTGATACCCGCAGGCGGACAGGGTTAGTGCAAGTGCCCAAACCAACCCTGCCGCTGCGAATCTGCGGTTCACTTCCCCGTAGAACCGAAGGCTTTATCGTTTGGATTTAACCAGCGCAAAATGACTGGTGCGACCGCTGCAACGCCTGCCATTGCAAGGGTTTTCGGGTCAGTTACGCCCGCCATGTATAGGGCAAGGGCTGCTGCCATAAATGAACGTGCCCATGACGCTGCTATTGCTTTGGCTTCGACCATTTTTTCGTCTCCTTCTTTGGCTTCGCTGCCGTTGTAGGTATTTCGATCTTTGGAAATTCGCCCTTGTACGGCACAAACTTTGGAATGCCGAAACCGACAATTTCCTTGCCTTCGCCATACGAACGAACCTTCACCATAACCATGCCGCCGTTGCGCTGGTCGCCCGTACCGCTGGTGTTGCCTTCGATCGTCACACATGTTTTTGAATCGATTAGCCCAACAACAATTCCAATGTGTGAAATTCGGTCAACACCGTCATGTGGAAAATCCATAAATGCCAGGTATCCCAACTGCGGCATGCCTGACCAGCGTTGAATCTCCTTGAATTTGTGTGCGCCAATTGCAGTGCTGACGACTGAATGAATCTTGACACCTGCCTGGGCTGCACACCAATTGACAAAACTGCCACACCAGGGCAAGCCGTCAGCCTTTGTGAATTTGCCGTATTTCGTCAGGTTGTCGCCTTCTTCAATTGTGCCAACTTCAGCTGCTGCGACTTCGATCAATCGTGCACTTGTGCCTTGCGGGTAAGTCATAGACCCAACGCCTTCAAATCTTCAGCAGTCAAA